CCTTGTGAGTTCCCTAAGCGCTGTATAAATGGCATCTGCGGGAAAGCGGAGCAGAGGCAACTCTACGATAGGAATCCTCTCCCGGTTCTGCCCCAACCTCCAGCCGTGCTTCCAGGCATATCCGATATGGCATCTGCGTCTACTTTACCCGCAGCTTGGGGTATCCAGTTACCGTCGAATACAAAGTAAAGTCGTGTTGTATGCTTGATTTTTTACCCTTGCTTGAGGGCAAAAAATCTAGGCACAACACTCCAAAATAGAATATGCGTCTAAAGGTAGAATGAAGGTTCGTGGCGGATATGGAATAGTAGGACTCGTCCTCGTGTTACTGATGGCCGTTACCGTGCTGCCCTTTATACGTAAGACATTCGCCCCCAGATTTCCTGAAGGCTTCCAGGCCATGGCTACCGCCGTGGGAATGGACACCATGCGTTCCGATTGCAAGGGAGTCCTCTGTAAGGAGGGCGAGTTCTGCCAGCAGAATGTGTGCCGCCCCTGGTACCCTGCTGAGACCAATGACTACTTTCCTGATAAGTAATTTCAAGATGGAGAAATGAAGTTTGAGTATCTTATAGATACTCAAACTACACACGGTGTAAACGATTGATTTATGATTACTGGTCTGCGCCAGAAACGTCCTTTACGGCAAGCTTGCGTGCCATGGCCAGGTCAGCGGGCCCATCAGTGCCAAACATGCCGGAAAAGTTTCCTGCACCCTCATCCCCCTCAATAGTCGTGATAGAACTTGCGGGCTTGGCGCCCACACGGCGCTCGCGCTGGAACATCTGGCGATCCTCCTCGTTCTCCTTGTACTTCTTCATCAGCGTGTTCAGCTGATCCTCGGCATACTCCTGCTCACCCACCTCAGTGGGCTCGGGATCCCAAGGAAGCCACTTACCCACCTCCCCGACAAAGATATTGTGAAGGGTGTCCTGGCGCTGAAGCTTCTTGGAACGGAGGGTCGCCTCTGCCTGGGAGGCGTACACCCCGCGCACCTTCAGTCCCCGAACAGTTGTCCGGAACTCATTCTTGGCGTAGAACTCATCCTCCAGCTTGGTCTTCGTCTGGTACAAGAAGTCGTCATACTGCTCCTTCAGCTTGGAGTAGGTCAGCTCCTTCTGGTTCCCCTTCACAAACTCGTGGAAAGAGTCCATGGTGCTGTCCACGCGGATCTTGGCCTTACGGCACAGATCTGCCGCCCCGCTCAGATCCTGCGTATCAAACACGTCTGCCTGTGCGTCCAGCTTTGCATTAATGCCGGTCATGGTATCCATCAAATACTTCTCCAAACTATTCGTCCGGGTCTGGAACTCGTAGGTGCCCAGAAACTTCTCGAACATGAAGACGGACTTATCCTTCAGAACCTTCTCCGGGCTGAGGAAACTCAGGAGACAAAACTTCTGCCCGGTGATCTCAGCGTCCTCCTCAAGAAAGTCCTCGCGCTCAGTTGCCATTCTGGTATAGGATGGCACATCTCCTTTAGATAGAAATACGCGTAGAAAAAATCCTCTATGAATATAGAACGATGAACCCTACCTCTGAAGTCCTTAACCGTGTGATAAAGTATCTGGTGGAGGGTCTGTTTGTGGCCATGGCCGCGCTCTTTATTCCTCGTCACCGCCTGCCCATGGATGAGATCCTGACTCTGGGCGTGGTGGCCGCTGCCATCTTTGCCATCCTGGATGTGGTGTCTCCTAGCATTGGCGCTACTGCACGCCAGGGCGCTGGGTTCGGTATTGGAGCTAATCTTGTCGGCTTTCCAGGTGCGCGCCTGTAAGGCGCGGCACCTAGCCGATAAGATTACCTCCAATACGTTACATTCTTGCTGACGTCCCGTCAGCAAGAATCGGGATTGGCGCGAACTTAGTGGGATTCCCTGGAGCAAGGCTCTAACGAGCCTCGCTTAATGCGCGCCTCTAATGTTTGTTAATACAGATAAAATATAATCAATAGAGTCTGTTCAATATACTCTATTGATTAAACGTTCACGCCACAGGATCCCATGAGTTAGATCGGTAATACCGTTCAGGATACTACGGAAGGCGTTATATTCGTTACAGTTATGCTATCATCAGCAGGAAAACGCATTTTGTTGTCGAAAGGTTTTGTAAATATCGTATACAAAGATCTTTCCAGATACCAACACTCTTCTAGAAATATTCCTCTCTTCCAATCACAGCTACTATATAAATGTGAATAGTATGCGCGTGGTTTCTTTAAAATACAAGCTTTTGATAAAGAAATCCAATCGCCTCGCACCCAATATTCATTCCCCATATTATAAGGTATACCAACTACTTCTTTACGAAACTGTCCCAAGTTCCTGCCACCAATCGCCCAACAGGCCTCATTTTCACATTTTTCTTTATTTCTGAATGTTGGAAGATCGCACTGAAGACTTGTTCTTCCTTTTATTCCTTTTGAATCCATATTGGTAAAATACCAATCAAACGCATACATCACTTGGTCACTTCTATCATCTATATTCCCTTGACAGAACATGGTTATTTCTGCTAGACTATGATATCGTATAATAATGTGCCTTAACAGTGTCTCTAATCCAAGGCCATTATTTGACACATCTATACAAGTCGCTTTTGAAGTAAATGGCTCACCTTTATTATATATAGTACATATATGTTCTACTCCTTGAATCCAGTCTAGGCTTTCGTTAAATCTTGTTATAACTATTTCTGTTTGAGATTTTTGTTTAGAACTAAAAAAGTCCTTCTGAGTTTCATCCATCTATTGTCCTTAATTCCTGTTAAGATTTTAAGTAACATCTGCTAAAGAGTATCAGACCGACCGAATGAATTGCCAGCTCAAATCACGGCAGATCAGTTCCCAGATCTTATCCTGGATATAGAGCTTGTCACGGTTCTTGAGCAGGGGAAAAGAAGGCAAATACTCGTCCAAGTCCAACAGCTCGCAGAATTTATAGAGCACGTACGAATACGATAAAAAGTTGCTCCGATCCTTGGGGCAGTTTTTCTGAAAGGAGGGTTGAATCTCCTTGAACATGTACCGCAGCTTCTCCTCGATTTCTCGGCTCATTACTGGCGCATTTTGGCCATTGAGCCGATTAATAATATGTGGCACGTGCTCATAATATTTATTGAATTTCAGCTTCTTCAGAATCTCGCGCACCTTCTGCCTAGCCAGAGTGCGATAATCCAGAATACGCTCCTTTTTGAGTTCTGCACAAATGGCGTCATAGACTTCCTGGGGAATCTCAGTCGACTCCTTGGCCTGGAACTGGGCGAGCCACTCATTGAAATGATTAATCCGCTTATACGCATAGTAACTGACCTCGCGAGGAGGATCCTTATAACTTGGCTTATCGGAATCAACCAGAATAAACTGCTGGTAGCCGCATTCAGTACAGGTAAAAATGGCCTCGTTCGCGCTAAAGACCATCTCTTTCTCGCACTCGGCGCATTCCCCATAGGTTTCCGTCTCCGCGACACCGCCCCGTGCATGTTCAGGATGGACCTTTTGGAGATACTGTTCAAGGAGCTTGTCGCGACTCAGCACCGCCCCCTGGGCCGCAGGCGCATAGACCGGCTCGGGCGCCCCCTCTGTGGCCGCCGCCGTCTCCAAGGCCGCGAGCACAGACCCCTGTTTCGCCTTTGTCACCCGTCGCACAGAAGGGTCGGCCCCCTTCTGTATCTTCTCCTGAACTTCGTAATAGTTGTACAGAATATCTCCAGCATCGAGAAAGTAATCGAACATTTCGGAGTTCCCTGTACTGCGATCAATATCCTTCTGAAACTCATTTCTCTGCTTCCGCAGTTGTTCCTGGCGCACTTCATCGGTCGTGGCGCGAATCTCCGCATCAAGACGCTGAATCTCGGCCTTACTTTCAGAGATTTCTGATTCATGGGTCAAGATGTTCTGAACATGGACTTGGTGAAGACAATCCAGGGTGGTCCGCGCCTCAGGATTGCTACGCTTGGTTGGACGAATCTGGAAGAAGGCATCCTTTGATAGCATGTTCCTTATGATTTCTCAGAAGGGTTGTTTAGGCATGGAAGAACAGAAGCGGAAAAATGGTCAAAAAAACATGTCCCCGGCACGAGCATGCTAAACGGGTGGATCTGGGATGAATGTCTCCGGCAGCCCCGTATTTTTCCAAAAAATCCGAGTTCCCCCAAAATTATTTCTGAAGAAGGGGTATAACAAATGACGGGTGGTGGCTTAATGCAGCTTGTTGCGTACGGCGCTCAGGATGTGTATCTGACCGGTAATCCCCAGATTACCTTCTTCAAGGTGGTGTACCGTCGCCACACTAACTTTGCCATGGAGTCCATTGAGAACCCTTTCAACGGCTCTCCTGGCTTCGG